AACTTCCAGATAATTCCATTTGGTTTGTTGTAGAATTATATTGTAATTTTTGATCTCCAATTACTTGAGAAATATAACGAGATGAATTTGGATCTAATGTTAAGTTATTCCAAGCTTCTAGTACAACTTTATTAGGGGTTGTATCATTACCACGTCTAACTAATACATTAAATGTACCTGATCCAGTATTTGAGTTAGTAACTTCCCAACGAATGTTTTCAGCTGAGCCAGAATTTAAAGCTCCATTATTTCCTAACATGTTAGAACCGGAGTTATTATTAATAGCTCCTTCAGAAATTGTTTCAAGAACAAACGATGCTGAGGTAAAATAATTTTGAATTGTAGTACTTTCTGCTGGGGTCCAGTTAGCTGATTGGGTAACAACACGAGCTACTAATAATGAAGTACCACCATAATTAAAATAATTGTAAGCAGCAATTGAGGTTAAATATGAATATGAATTACCACCACTAATAAAAGAATCTCCAAATAACATTTGGAAATCTGAATAAGATGTTATTAAGGTTGGTTTTTCTACAGGACCTTTAACTGTTGGTCCTATGATAGCAGCACCTGCTTGAACTGGTTGCCCAGTTAAAAAGGTATTATCTATTTCGCTAATTGCTACTCCAGGAGAAGTTGTAAAATTTGCCATTTTATCTTTTTATTATAAATATCAATTTTTTTTCTAAAATATACTACTAAGCAGGGAATGTTGCACCTGTAGGTAATATATTAAAGTCTAATATGATGAATTCTGCTGTACGAGTTGGTTGTAAATAAATTTGTCCTATTAATTGATTTTGATCAACTACTGAAGGTGGATTATTTGATTCATCCATAATAACTCTAAATGCAGTTAAACCTTGTTGTTGTTGAACAGAAGCTAAATATGGATTAACAGCTGCTACAAAATTATTTCTAGTAACAGCATCATTTTGTTCAAATACAAATGTATCAGCTATTTGAGAAATATAATTTTTAAGTTCAATTAATAAACGTCTAACATTTACACGGTCTAAAGCACTTTTTTTCTTTTGTAATGTTTTTTGTCCAAATACTGTTATTCCTGATCCAGGAAATGTAGCAATTGGGTTAATATTACTTTGGTAAAGTAAATCCCTATTTCCTTGGGTTAATACTCTTTCGGTTTGAGTAACTGTTGTCATAAGACCTCTATTAATACCAGCAGGAGCAAACCAAGGATAAGCTACATTATCATTAAATGCATATACACCAGGTACCATTGTTGAAGCAGGTGTCCAAACTTGTTGACCTGTATTGGGGTCAATTGTTTTTAACCAAGGCCAATATGTTGCTGCATATGAAGTATCAAGGGCACTTGCAGCTGTAGTTACAGGAATTATATTTGAATTATATCCAACAACATCAACTATAGCCATTGCATCTCCTCTGTTTTGAACCATTGTAATTAGTTGTTGAACAACGGGGAAATGATAAGCTGAATTTCCTATTAATCCTGGAGCTGTTATAAAATTATAATTATAAGCATCTTTATTTGCTAATAAAGAAATAGATTCAACATAAGATGCTGAGGTTAATCCTTGAATGTTAGTTTGTGAAATATTTTCATAATATGCTCCAGCAACACCTGTAGGGATATTACTTCCTTTCCCATCACCAAATGATCCACTATTAGCAATAGGTAAAGAACCAGTAAATTGATTTTTAGGAACTCCATTATTATCAAAATAATTTGGAGTAGTTTGATTTACTTGTTTAACCCTAACATACGCTGATTGGTTTGGATAACTTCCTGAAAGTTGAACATAGTATTCACCTGTTGATGGGTCATTAGCAACAACTTCAATTTGATTACCTATTATTTTTTCAATATAGTTTGAAGCAAATGGATCTAATGATACAGGTCCCCACGTTTCTAAAATAGATGGAGATAAAGCGGTATCATTTCCTTGTCTAATTAATACAGTAAATGTTCCTGAATTAGTATCAGGTGAAACAATTTGCCATCTAAAATTATTTGCTGATCCACTTAATAGAGTTCCATTCGAACCTGTAGGGCCAACACTATTCATAATATTTCCTTCAGCAATTGTTTCTAAAACAAATACATTAGTATTATAAGGAGCACCAGCAGTATGAGCAGATGCAGAAATAAATGATGAAGTAGCAGGAGTCCAATCGTTAATAGTACTACCACTTACAACACGGGTAACTAATAGTGATGTTCCTCCACTATTAAAATAATTAAAAGCTGAAATAGATGTAAGATATGTGTAAGTTTGACTTCCACTTAAAAATGTAGTTCCAAATTTATTTTGATATTCACCAAATGTAGTTACTAATGTAGGAATACCTACTTTACCGTAAACAGTTGGTCCAATAATAGCAGCACCTGCTTGTACAGGGGCTTGTGTTATAAAAGATTGGTCATTTTCTATTGCTAGTACACCAGGTGATACAATTGTTTCTGCCATTGCAAATAAATTATTTTATTATAAATATGGTGTATTTTAAATTAAATTACTCTAATACAGCAATTTCACCCGTTTCTGGGTTTATGCGGGATTTGCCATATTTTTCAATAATAGATTGGTTAAAATTTTCTTCTTTTAAAGCAAGTTCATTTAAAAATGATTTTGCTGTTTGATGACGATTTTCTATTTGAAGTTTAATCATTTCAATTTCACCTAACTCTAAAATCAAAACTTGAGTTTGTTGTTGTATTTCTTTTAATACGTTTTTTTCTTTTTCTGTTAAAAACTTTTTTTCCGAAACTATTCCCATAAATTTATTTTATTATAAATATATTATTTCCCTTGAGAAACATACACTTTTACGTAGTTTTTACTATTTTTACTTTTACTAGTTTTAGATTTTGCATGTACTCCTGGTCTTCTTTTTTTAGGTTTACGTACAAATGAAATTACTGCTTGTCCTTTTGCTTTTGCTGCCATTGTTATAGATTATTTAAATTATTAACTGTTTCAGTTGTAATAATAACCTGAGCTTTGCTATTGTATTTTTTAATAGCTGTAATCTCTTTTTGAATGTTATCAGGAACTATATATCCAAATAGTTTAATTGAAAATGTTCCTTTAATGATGCGATTTGTTGAATCTGAAACTTCTATTGCTGTAGAGTATGAATCAATAGATGCTTTAAATTTAAAACGTTCTGGGTCTCCCCAATATGAATCTGAAGCATAGTTAATTGCTTCAATAATTTTATTCATCTGTTCAACATAATATGTTTGAATAGCACAAGAATATGTTAAATTAACATAATCAGGCACTACGTTAACTACATACTGCATTACTGGTTTTCGATTTGTTAATACGCTAAAATTTGAATATGCATTTTTTGGATTATATGTTTTCATCCAAGATGCATATAAATGTGGAGTATTAGCATCTAATTTGTTTGTTAAAGAACGATTTTTATCCATCGTATCTCTTTTAAACATGATTAGAGGAGCCATAATAGCACCATTTTTGTCTTTATAGTATCCGTCTTTTTGAACTGATTTCCACTTTTCAGGTGAACCGTATATTACAGGTACTACTAATCTGTTTCCGTTTTGTATTACTGTTGGACGAATAACATTCTGAAAATAATACATTATGGATTCGTCAATATCCTGAAGACCTACAGTAAATGGTTTTACATCATCTTCTTTAAATGACATTTGTTCGGAACGATTAAAATCTACTCCGCTTTGGTCTTTATCTGTAAATTGATTAAATTGAGAAGGTATATTAGGATTACCATAGGATTCACCCGTTTCAGGGAACACATAAGGTTCTATCTGACTATTTTGTATCTCTAATTGAGATTTCGGGTTAGGTTTTCTAGCTGATGGCATGTTATATTCTTTCTCTAGTTATTTGTACTTTATCTGCAGGCACATAATGTGCTGTACAGATAACAGACAGATTTGTTCCAAAATTATCTAATCCTGGATTTAATGGATTTTCATTGTATGGGTAGGCTGGGTCTTTCCCAACAAATAACTGATTATCGTTTACATTATCAATTTCCCAATATGAATCACTCCACATTATAATATCTCCTACTTCAGGTAAAACATCTGCTCCGTAAGGAGTTCCAGGATAATTACCTATATCAGGGCCTCCACCAGAATTAACAGGATTTTTACCACGTAAATCGTCACGTAGGAACTTAAATGTCATTGGTCTATCAGTAGTCACACCAAAGTCATCAACCGGGTTAGAAAAATCACCTCTATCAATTAACACGTTTAAAAGCACAGGTTCTTCATAATATCTAGCGCCAGCTGCTTCACCATAAATGTTTACTTTAGTTTCAGCAGTTTTTAATGCATAAAATACACATTGTTGGGTAATAATATCCCATAACAACTCGCGATTAAGGTGTCTAAATAAAGAAACATCACGTTGTGTACCAAATAATGCCATATTATCCTATAAAAATTGTCATTGGAACATCGTTCAATATATTCATTTGACTTTGTGCTTCTTCTGCTTTATTAGCAAGTAAAGTTTTACGAGAAGTAGTATCAAAATATGTTCTTAAACGTTCAATCAATGCTGTTCTTTCATTAGTTGCAGCTGAAATAAGGTCCCCTTGATTTAAGGTAACTTCAGATCCTGGGATAGGTAATGTTGAGTATTTTCCTCTAACATATCCTAACATTTCTTTAGATAAAGCTAAAGCATATTCAAATATCCAAGAACGACCAATTGAATTTATTTGTCTATATATTGGATTTTCATATGGTACATTTGAAGCATTAGTAATCATATCTTGTCCAGTACTAGGAGTGTATGGCATGTTTCTATCAGATTCTAAAATATATTCAAAACGTAATTTTTGTCTACCTCCTCCTAATGGAATAGGAAAAATACGTAAGTTATTATTTACAAGTTCAAATGTAAACTGAGATTTTCTAATTTGATCGTTTAGTTCTATTGCTTGAATTTTTTGTAAGTCATAGTTAATAGGCATTAACATAAAGTTAATTGCAGGTGAGTATGAACCCCACCCAAAACTATCAAGCATTTGCATCATACCCGTACCGGTACCAGCATATGGATCAAAATAACGAGTAATTGCTGGGGGTGCTTCATAAAATACACGTTTAATTTCAATACGGCCTTGAATTCCATTATCTAAAGCCCATTGATTCATGTCATAGTTTTGTTGTCCTGCTATTAAATCAAGAGAACCTGTTTTGTAACTTACTGTACCTCCAACACCAGCTTCTTCTCCGTATTGTTGAGATAAACGAACAATAGAAGCTAGATTTTCTTGTATAACTCTATTATTTGCAGGTCCTATAGTTTGAGAATTTCCTTGAAAAGACAATAAATTTTCTGCTATTTGATAAGCATACAATTCATTTCCATAGGTTGTTACTGCGTCTTCAAGTGCAGTATAAAAGTTAATATCCTGTAATTCAACTTCAACTAAAGGATATCCTAAACGTTGAGCAGCAAATTTAGCAAATTTATCTGCATCTTGTTGAAATTGAAAATCATTATCATAAAATCCAAATGGAGTATCTCCTGGTTGGAATGAACTTGAGCCGGGCCAAATAGGAATGTTCATGTTACTATTTTGTTATAAATATGAAAAAAAAGGGCCTCATTTAGAGGCCCATTTTAAACTATTTTTTAAATTAATTTTTATATATAATTAATTCCTATATTAATAGAACATGTTCCTTTAATAACTAAATCTGATAAGGTAAATGTAGATGGGTTAAATGTAGTTTTTAAACTTGCTGTACTATCATTTGCTATGGAAAATATTATACTTCCTGTATCATTTGAAGAAGAAGGAGTATAAGTTAAATAAGCTCCTATACTTCCTGTGTAACTTCCAGAAAGTCCAGTAAATGAACCAGATGATAAAAAATAAAATGATCCTGTATCTACTTTTTGCCAACTTCCTGTTATAGTATTACGGGAATCAGATCCAATATTAGGAATAATAGCTGTTGGGGCTTGGGTTAAAAGTGCACTATATAAAGATTGAAATGGCATGATAATTTATTTTTAATTAAAGTGATACATTATAAGATACTTGAAGTTTAGCATTAGGAACGTTAACTGCGTTAAATAAGTTATCATAAACGCTCAATTCAAAAATAGGACAAAATTCAGCATTGTAATATGCATCAAGTAATCCTTGAACAGGATGAACAAATGATCCTATATAATTTCTTCCTAACATTTTAAACCCACCTCCGGCTGCAGTATATGTTGGTAAAGATGGAAGATTAATTATTAATGTTCCTGGGTCTCCAACATTAACTGAAGTATATGGGTTTGAAGAGGAAACAAATGTTCCAGGAACAACTGAAGTTGTTTGAGGTGGTAATTGAATAGTTGAATACATCCATGAATTAATCGTTCCAGGATGATTATTAATCCATGGAGTTAATACATTTGTATTAAAAGAATTATATGTTGCAATAGGATTAAATGGAGTAACTGGTCCTGTTGGGTTTGAATTTGAATAATATTCAACAGTAGTTCCTAATGAAAGTCTTAAATATGCTTGTACATTACTAGCAGTGATATTTGTTAAAACTTGAATACTATCGATGGATTTCCATACATTTTGTCCAGCAATAGTATCAGGGTAAGTGCGTCCAAAAATATATGTTCCAAAGGCATTAGTAAAATTACCTACAGCATATTGAGTTGTATTTAATCCATTATATGCATTAGCACTGCTTAAATTACTTCCACTTACTTTAATTGAATCATTTACAAAAGCAATATGATAAGAAGATGTACTATGGTTAAAATTAACAACCCCAGAAGTAATTGTTGTTGATGATGCATTAACATTTGTTACTGACCATCCTCCTGGAAGTGGGTTTTCATAGCAATCAAATGAATAGGATTTTCCATCGGACGGGATAACTAAATACCCATCAACTACTCCATTAATATCTCCACCTATTACACTTGGAAAAACAAGAACATTTATACCACTTTTATTGATAATTGTAACTGTTTTACCTTGAGTAGGGGTTTGAGGTAATCTTAAACAATATGATTGAGAAGATGCTGTGGAAATTACGTTAATCCCGTAATTTGAATATGTAGTAGTATTTGTTGAATTTGGGTCAAATGAAGCAGTTCCAGTAGGTACTAAATTAATTATAGGACGAACAACAGCACTTCCTGAAGTGGTAAGTCTGATATCTCCACTTGCAGTTACATTTCCATTTATTGTTACGTTTTGATTTAACGTATTAACGTATGATGCTGTTTGAGCAGTTACAACATATGATGCTGTTTGAGCAGTTGTAACAGTTGCGTTTAATATGTTTGTAGAAGCGTTGTAAGTTAAACCTGAATCAATAAAAGGTGATTGGCAACCTACTGCTTGTTCATTTACTAAAACTACAGAAGTTGTAGTATCTCCAGGAACAATAGTAGAAATGTTTATGTTACTAGCACATCCTGCTGTAGTAGCGTATGATGCTGATAAATTAGAAGATCCAGTGCTGCCTATTACAATGTCTCCTCCAGGTCCTTTAACTAATAATTCACTATTTACTACTACAGAATTACCTGAAACTGGTTCAAGATTATTTACTCTTAATGTACTCATTGATTGTTTTATTTATACATATAAGAAAAAAAATAAAAGACACCATTTAGGTGCCTTAAATTTTAACTAATTATGCTAATGAGCCTGATCTCCAAGCATTATTTATATACACGTAAAAGAAATAATTACTTCCGTTTACTCCAAATACCATTTCACCTTTTTTACCAATGTACCCTGGTGTTCCATCTGATATAGTAGGTAAAGCTAATCCTCCAGATACTTCAAGAGATCCAGAAAATTTTCCATTACCTTTAATATTTACTGAACCTGTTACTGCTGTTGTTCCTATAACTGTTGTTGAACCAGTTACTGCTGTTGAACCGGTAATTGTTACTGAACCAGTAAATGTAGTATCTCCATATAATACATTTCCATCACAACAGAAAGTTGCAGTTTGAGTTGGGGTGGAAGATCCAGTTCCCATTAAAACATCAGCTCCAAATGGTTGTAAATTAGGAGTTTGATTTCCAATATGAATTACAGGCATTGGGGTATATGCTGTAAGTGTTGGTGTTGAATACTCAATAATAGTAAGTGTTTGAGTCCATGTTGAACCAATGTAATTTACTGTTTGAGTAGTTCCTGTTACGGTATTATATAATTTAAAAGTTCCACTATTTGCAGCAGCAGATGCTGAAATGGTTGTTCTAACATCTCCATAAGAAGGATCTAACCATGCATAATTAAGATAGACACTAGCAGATGGTTTTGAAAATCTAACTGATCCTTCATATCCATACCATGCAGTTGCTTCATTACCAGGACAGTACATTTCAATACATCCTGTTACAATTAAACCATCATGTAAATTTGTAGGGCCATATACATCTAATCCACCTGTGATTGTTACATCACTATTAAATGAAATTCCATCACAACAAAAAGATGCAACTGGGGTTAAAGATCCAGTTCCAATTGGATAAATTGGTGTAGCTCCTGAAATAGGGGTTGGAAAACCAATTTGGATTACTGTTCCTGTAGCAATTTCAGGACCAGAAGCTGAAATATATGTAACAACACCATCAAAGCTTGTTCCTGAGTATCCATAAGGGGCATATGTTCCAGTAGCAGGGTCGTAAATATAACATACGTTATTTGAAGCAGCAGCGGCAGCAGCAATTCCTGTTGTTAAATTTCCATAAGTACTAAAGTTTATAGAAACATATTCAAATCCTGTTGGAGCCGGAGTTGTTCTACCATCAATTGCCCAAAATATAGGATTATCTTCATCGTTATAGCAATTAATATCTAAACATCCGCTGATAGTCATATCACCTTGAAAATCAGTATCACCTAATACTTCAAATGAACCTGTAATAGTGGTATTTCCTTCAACTTCAACAGTCCAATCAGATCCTTCTGAACCTGTAACTGTTATTGAACTAGTTACACTCCAATATGATGCAGAAGTTGAACCAGAAGTAGTTTGTTGGTTTAAACTTCCTGAACCAATAAGTAAAGATCCAGATTTTAAAATAAGATTTCCTTTGTTGATTAAAACATCTCCATTATTTGTGTTTAAAGATCCTGTAATAGTAACAGAGCCACTAAAGCTTGTATTGGAATCATTAAATTCTATTTCTTTTCCAGCAGGGGTAATAAAGGTTACGTTTCCTGTCAATCTAATATCGTTACCTGAGGTAGGTTCAATATTATTAACTTTTAATGTACTCATTGATATTTTGTTTATTTTTATATTATAATATTACTAATGTTCCAGAAATAATTATTGAACTAGAATTAAATAATGGGCCAACTAATAATGCATTGTATCCCGTAGGTATAGTCAAAGGCAAAGATTGGGTGTTTGGATTCATAAAGGCTCCACCATTAAGAGTTAAAGATCCAGTATTTACAATAACATTTTGATTTAATGTATTTAAATAGGATGCTGAAGTTGCATTACTAACACTTCCTGTAATTCCACCAGTTACTATAAGTGAACCTGTTATTGCATGTGAACCAGTAAAGTATTCAAAGTTACCATCTAATTCAGCGATAGTAAGTGGAGAACCTTTTACTTGTCTTAAAGTTAAATTTGCCATTTTCTTTTATTTATAAATATTAAGTAGACGCTACAAAATACTCTAGCTGTGTATTTCCTCCAATTGCCTTTGCTTTAATAGAACTTAAATATATGAATTCACTATAATAAGCTTCATCAACATATCCATCTACTACATAATCGTTAATTGATGGGGTATTTATTTCAGTATCCCCTAACATTATAGACTTCCCAGGACCTAAATCAAATATAGCACTTTCTGTGTTATCATTTGCAATTAAATACACCGAAGTGTTATATTGAGTAGATAAATTGGTAATTCGAATGTATTGTACTTGGGATTTTACAAATGCTCCACCAGTTTGTTCTGCTTCACTATTACAAAAACGGATAATTTCAATGCCTGAACCACTAAAAGTTGTAGCAATAGTATCTACACGACGAAGAATTTGATTAACTCCCGTAATATTTTTAAAGACATACGTTTTTTCAGTAGTATTATTTGGAAGTGTAATTTCCTCAGTAATGGTTACATACAAATTAGCCATTTATATTTTATTTATAAATATGGCTAGCCTCTGAAAGATTTGTATACTTCTAAAATATCGTCTACTATTGGGTGTCTGTGATTTTTTTCTAATGTAATTACGTTAAAGCCTGGGACTTCTTTCATATGTTTGCATATGACATCAAATCCAGATGTTTTTTTATCTCGTAAGTCAATTTGAGCACCATCACCACAAAATATCATTTTACTGCCTGAACATATACGAGTTAAAAGGAGTTCAGTTTGGTTGTCTGTTAAATTTTGTGCTTCATCTACTACAACTAAACAATTTGTAAAGTTTCTGCCTCGCATAAATGAAACAGGTACAATTTCAATTTCACCTTCAACTATACATTTTTCAATTTTTTCTTTATTGTATAGACGATGCATGTTTTCATATACAGGAGCTGTAAATGGAGCTAATTTTTCATTAACATCACCTGGAAGATATCCAATATCTTCTCCTGCTACTACAGTTGGTCTAGTGATGATAATTTTTTCAATATCTTTTTTAAACAATAAATCAAGAGCAATATTTGCTGCTAACAATGATTTACCAGACCCAGCTTTACCTCTTAATACAGTTATTGTACTAGTTAAGATTAGTTCTTTAGCACGCTTTTGCTCTTCGTTTAATTGTATATTAAATTTGATTGGGCCCTTAGGTTTTCTTTTTTCTTTAAAAACTTCCTGCGCTTCAGCAGTTCTATTAAAATCTGTCATATAACTACGTTTGTTGATAAATATTACAAAAAGATAAAAAAAGCCCGGCTTTCGCCAGGCTTTTTATTTTCGATTATTTACTACCGATTAAAGTACATTCAAATCGTTGATAAAGATACGACCGAAGAATTCAGGACGGATCATTTTCTTAGCATAACGAGTCAATAAACCTTTACGTGGGGTAAATGTTTCTGGGTCGTATACTAATGGAGTCATGATTAGAGGTACATATGGAGCAAATACCGCACCAGTTTCAAGGAATTGAGATCCTCTATAACCCATCAACATTAAGTTTTCAGTCATGTAAGGGTTTTTGTAAACTGTGTAACGGTTGTTCATTTGACCAGCTTTTTGGATACCAAATGCATAGCTAGCTTTTGTTACATCACCATCAGAAGATGAAGCAAATCCTGGGATTGATTCAAGGATGGTTGCTACAGTTGGAGAAGTTACGATGAAGTTTGCACCACCACGTAAAGTCTTTTGGTGAATTTTGTTACTAACTTTTTGCATTTTAGTTCCTAAAGTTTGGAACCACTGACCTTGTGTGTTGTAAAACTGAGGATTATCATATCCTGTTTTGCTAGAATTCAATACACGGTTGTTAGTAGCATACCAATATTCATCCCATGCAGAAGCATCTTGGATCAACATGTCTAATACTTCAAGATCAATTTCTAATGCAATATATTCGCTCATGATTGAAGTTAATTCAGCTTCAGCATCTAAAGATTGGTATGCATTTAAATCTTGAGCAAATTCTGGTGTCCATTGTGCTTTCAACTTACGAGTTTTAGCAACAATAGCCTCAGATTTCATTTGGATATTGATTTGTGGAATAGCTAATGAATCAGCAGCTGTAGATTCAGCATTTGGATAACCAGCACCATTATTATCTTCAAAATCACCTCTGTAATTATCAGCTGGTTGAACATTATAAAATAATGTATTGATTGTATTAGATCCTGTAGGGATTCCAGTTAAAGCACCTGAACCTGATACAATAAATGTAATAGTATTAGAACCATTAGTAGTTGTATACTGTGGTAACAAGTTAGTGTAGATTTGAGATGCAGGAGTAGCAGCAGCACCTGAAGCAGGAACAAATGCACGAACACCTTTAAAGTCAGGGCGTGGAACATTAGTATTAGCACCTATACCAGTAACAACTACTTTTTGGATAAAACCAGAAGAAATAGAAGCAGATAGAGTTGAATCATAATCAACATCAGACCATGCTGCTGGTGAAGTAGATGAAGTTACAGATGCTGAGAATTGGTTAACTGAATAAGCAAATCTACCAGCACCGTATAGACCTTGAGATGCATCATTTGCTACACCTGGGTTTGTATTACCGTACATAGATGAAGTAGCACCATAAGTGTCACCACTAGGACCAAATGGGCCTGTTGGAGCAGCTTTAGAATTTGCACCATATTGGAAATCTAAGAAGAATACAAGACCAGAAGGCAAATTCATTGGTTGTACAGAAACGAATTCTTTAGATGATAAAGAACCGAATACTTTACGTACCAATGGAAGAGCTACTCCTGCCCATTGCTCACCTTGTCCTACGCTAAATGAACCACCACCTATATTTGTAGAAGATTGCTCAACAACAAGTTGTTTTGCTTGGTTTTCGAGGATTAAAGCCATGTTGTTTTTCTCAACTTCGCTATTCAATCCTTCTAATAATCCCGTTTTAGCCCACTTAGAAGCCATACGAGCAGCATCGTTCTGCATGTTTTTCCATCCAGAAGCCGAGCTTTCTAATAAAGAATTAATACTTGACATTGTTTTGTTTTTGTTTTAAATTGTTAATTAAATTATTCCAGCCAATTTTTGCATTCTTAAAAATGCCTCGTTTGACTCAACGATTGGTTTTTTAACGTTTGGTGTAACTGTTCCTTTAGAAGCTCTACCTAGGTTTTCTTTAATTAAGTTTGGTTTTACTTTAATTCCCTCATTTAAAGTTTCAAACACTAATTTTACTTCACCTACTGTAGTAGCTTTGTCAAACGAACTTAACACTTTTACTTTTTGACTTTCGTTCAAATTTTTAGATTTGAAGATTTTGTTAGTGTAAAGAAGTTTAGCATTTAACAAGTTGATCTCGTTTAATTCAGACTTAAGAGTTTTGATTGTTTTATAAGCTTCTTCAAGTTCAACTGAAGAATCAGATCTTTTTTCTGTTTGGTTAGATACACTTTTTGCAGTAGCTATTACTTCTTTAGCTGCTGGGGAATTAGTAAATTCTTTGTCGTTTTTAGCTAATTGTATTACTTGTTCATCTTTCATAGCATTAATCTTTCCGTCGTTTTTATATTTACGGTAAGCATTAGCCACTAAACCAAGTGCAACTGCTCCTAAAGTACCCATAACCATTTTTCCAACCCCAAAAGAAGCTAACCCGTCATTTCCAAAAAGAATATCCTTTATACTAGATAAAGAAGGGAATTGTGTGAAAAAATCAACGAACCAAGCTTCATCAATTGGTTCTTTTTTTTCGTACGTTTTCTTGTCTTCCATTTCTTCAATTTCTTTTAAAAGTTCAGCTAAATCAACATCTTCTTCATCTTCTTTACCCATTTCATCTTTCATACCTTCATGACCTGCTTCAATTTCACCTGCAGCGATCATGTCTTTAATGACGTCTTCGATCATAGTTTTAAGATCTTCATCTGTCATGTCTTCGAGGTCAATTGGAGTTCCTTCTTCGTCACCTTTGTTAGAATCTTCGTCAGATACGTTTGTATCATCGTCGTCATCTTCTTCAGCTTCGTAAAGGCCTTTCATATCACCTTCTTCCATTTCTAGCTCACGTAAAAGCTCTTCTAAGTCAATTTCCATCGTGTCCTTGTCATCTTCATATAATGAAGACTCATCTTCAATATTTCCATGACCCATAGGGTCCATAGATCCAAATCCTGCTTCTTCAAGCTCTTTTTCATCTTCAGACATACCATACATCTCTTCAAGATTTGGATCGTCTTCTATTTCTTGAAGTTTTGCAGCGAACATTTCTTTCAATTGAGGTGTGAAGGCTTCTTCTAGAGCAGCTTTTGCATTTGCTATAGCAGTTTCTTTAACAGCTTTAGCATCTGCGATTGCTTCTTTAAGCAAATCTCTGTTTGTTGCCATTTTTCCTAAATTATTTGTTGGGAAAGTACGTTTATTAAGAAACGTAATAGAATTTTTTAATATAGATACCACATAAGAATTGAGGGGGGTGGTATATTCAAGTTATATATATGTGGAAGGGATGTCAAAGTCGCAAAACCAAAAAAAGACCCGCAAACAGTTCTTAAGGTATGTTTACGGGTACATTTATTGCCTAAGGTAGCAGGCATTTTAAAATATAGGGCATGTGCCTTTAGCACATAAAATTTCGGTAATAATTGAATTTGTACGTGAATATTCGTTTAATTGGGATGTTCTAGATTCGTTTAACATACCATTTTTCATCCATGAATCTGGGTTAGATGGGTTAGATACAAGATCCCATGTTAACAGTTCAAAATCGTCTTGTACTTCCATTACTTCACCCATTTGCTTTAATGAGCCCATTCCACGAGAAGAAATACCAATAATTAAACCATTTTTAACTAATGCTCCTGCAATACGGCCTGAAGTAGTTCCTAGTTCTCCTGGATCGGAAAATATTTCAACTTTTCCCCAAATTTCATCTCCTCTCCACCATACTTCACGAATTGCATGTGATGCATTTTTTAAGTTGATTACTTGAGAATCAGGATGGTCCAATTCACCCACTGTCTCAGTAGATTTCATTTGGATTTTGCGTATAAAGTTGTCGATTTCACGGTCCCATAATTCTTTTTTATAGTAACGGCCGTTTCCATTCTTAACTTCTACTGTAGCTAATATCCCTTCAACAAAAACGTTTCCATTTTTGTTCATTCCTTCAATCAGTTTTACTGGTTTAGGGACGAAATGTCTAGTTTCTATTAAAAGTTCTTTACTCATCTTAGTATACGTAATCAGATTTTAAATCGTCTGGGGCTTCATAATTCAAATAGTTACCTAGGTCTTCTTTTTGGTCCATTCCTAGATTACTATATGTGTCTACAATTGAATCTACTTTTTGACCAGCATCTAATCTTTCAGTAGCATCTTCAACATATTCAGCAGCTACATCAAGATCTTCTTCTGTTTCATCAATTACTTTTTTATTAGAAGATTTTTTGCCTTTAAATTTTGACATCATTTTTTCAACTTTGTTGCGAGCTACTTCTAACTTTTTGATGTCTTTTTCAAGTTCTTTTACTTTTTTCTTGTCAGTTAAGGCTTTCATATCCTCATCTTCGTCAAGTTTACCAAGTTTAGAACGTCTAAGATCAATTAATGCGTCAATTTTATCTAATTTAGTTTGAAGTACTTCGTGTTCTGCTTCTTTGTTGATGTCCATTAAATCTTTTTCTACGCTTTCACGTAAAGATGATTTACGGGATTTTAAAACAGTTAAAATTTCACCTCTTCCTAATCCAAGTCCTTTTAAATAATTAAATGCATCTCCATCAGACATTCCTTGTATTTGTTCTAAATAATCTTCAGGATCTAAAAGATCTTCTTGACTACTATATCTATCATCATCGGAATAATGAGCTACATTTTTATCATCACTATATGATATTGGGAGATCTACAGGATATCCAGGGGAAACATCGATATCTCTAACACCAAGAACACCTTCTTCTATTTGAGGAATAACTACTAAATTCCCTTCAGGTCTTGAAAGATATTCTTCAAGTGTTGGAATCCAAAAATTTTCTAAATATTTAATATTAATAGGTCTACCTCTTCCTACTACACCAGATTTAGCTTTTTGAAGTTTAACATTAGCCTTTTCAAGTTCTTTTTCAGCCCATGGTTTTAAAGGTTCTACTTGAACGTTAATTTTGTGGTAAGGAATTTTTTTTCCATCAATAGTTGTTAGAAAAGGTTTGTCATCTATAAAGTTTTTAATATATCCATAAAAATCTTTAAATTCTTTATTTGTATCTACAAGATCTTTAATTTTTGTTTTTACTGGGTTTTTTATATCTTCTTTTTTATTGATAGCATCATAAAACCATTTAGAAATTACAATTTCTCTTTTACCCCCTAAATTAAATGGTCGTATATTTTTAATTAAATATTCTTGACCATATGTTGGAGCATTTTCCCCAGGATTTGAGAAATCTAGGGATTGTATAGCTGTTAAAGGAAGTATGTGGTATTGAGGAATAAATATTTTCCCATCACCACCTTTAAGATTAATAGTTCCCATAGTAGCAAAACCTCTACCTGCTTCTTCTAATTCAACATCAATTATTTCACGAATTACTTTACGTAAAGTAGCTTCTTCTTTATTGATTGGTTGAACTGATTCTTTTAAATCACCATATCCGCTTGACTTGTATTTTCCTTTAGCTTCTTTTGGAGTACCTAAACCTGGATGTTCAGTTGCATACCCTAAATCTTTGATTCCAAATTGGCCATCTTTTGTATAGTAAATTGGATCTTTTGCTAAGTTTTTAAATACGATGTCTTTTAATTGTTGCATCGTTTTATCAGCATTTTTAGGATCTTTCATTTCAGCATAGTAACCCATCATAATTTGATCAAAGATCATATTGTCAGGATTTTTTTCGTCTGAATAGTCAAAGTTTTTTTCAAGATCTTCTTCAACAGGTTTAGAAACTTTTTTCTCTTCTGCTTTAACTTTTTCGTCTTCGTTTTTCTTTTTTGCTTCAGCTAAAAACGCTTCAAATGCAGTTTCATAAGATTCTTTTTTAGGACGATCCATAATCGCAGGCATCACCGAAATTACATTTTCTGAAATGATATTTTTGGTTTTAAGTGATGCTACTGCTTCATCAAATGTAGCAGCGTTACGAACATATTGAGGGAATTCACGTTTTGCTTCTGTAAGGAAAACACCTTTATGTCCTTTACCTTCTTTGATTAACAAATACTGATCTTGTAGGGTCTTTTTCATTATTTTTCTGATAAAAGTTGTTTTATTTCTTGTAAATAGCTTTTTACTATCTCTATTGGTTTATTTATATCATATGAACCAGCGTTCCCACTATATAGTTCAATTGTTTCATTTTTTGCATTTGAAACTAATGGTTGAATCTCGTTCAACAATTTTTCAATTTCATCTAACGAAGCGATACGTCTTTTTTGAACGTCATTCATTTCGTTTAGCGTTTCATCCTCCCAAAGTTTTTTAACTTCTAAACCAGACCCTTTAATTTTTTTAGGTACTAGTTTATATTTAAACTGTTTTACATAGGCGTTATCTTTTACACCTTCAGGTCCAGCACTTGGTCCCATTCCTAAAGTTGCTCCAGGCCCTTCGTTTACTTTTTTAAATGCTTTTTTAGGAGTATATCCTATACTATTACCAGGAATAGCAGTAGCACCACCTACATTGGTAGCATTCATTTCTTTTAATTTCTTACGAATTATTTCTTTAATTTTGTCCATTTACAGTTTCTAATTCATTGATTAAATCGTAATACTGTAACAAATCAACTAAATCATTGTCAGTTATTTTAGCATTTTTAGCTGGTGGGTTAATAACTGTAAGAATTTCGTTAATTTTAATTTGGGTAACTTTGTTTTTAGTTTTCTTGTTTAAAGTTGCTAATTCTTCTTTAATTTCTGTTACCTTGTTAGTATAAAATTCTCTTAGACGTGGTGTATTGTCAATAGAGGTAATATACTCTTTTAATATCAATTTTTGTTTTGGATGTAGTGTATCGTACTTTTCGTTAAAGTTTTCTAACACCATTTTATAAGCTAATAGACGTACATCTTTATCAGCTTTCTCAAATTCAGACATCACTTCGTCACGAACTTTACCTTCAGTAATTTTAGCTGCTGTTAAATGCTCTAAAATAGTTACTTTATTGTTAATTGTTTGTTCGGGATCTACTGCTTCTTGCGTATTTGCAATTTCTAGCAATGTATAGAAAGCAGCGTATATTTTATAATTGGAAAGTTTATGGTTAAAAAACTCGTTAATGTCGTAGTGTTTTTGAATTTCACTGATCAAATTGTATTTTTGACGTTTAATTGCTCCTCTATTTAATGTTTTAGATGATTCAACTAATGTGCTAACTACAACGTTTGCTTTCCCTTCAGTTAAGGACGTTTTTTTTAACAAAGTTTCATATAACTTGTACTCACGACCCAATTCCGATTTAACGAAATATTTTTTAAGTATATCTTTTGCCGGTGAATCCTTACCATCCAATGTATCTGTGGTGATTTGGCGAACCAATGATTCAAAAAGGATACCAGTATTTTTATACTTTGAATGTTTGATTTGCATTCTAATATTGTTTTATTTATAAATATGTGGAATTTTCTTACTCTCGTATTTGTGATTCATCTAATAGTGAATTCCCTCTGATATCTGACTCAAAGATAATTTGCTTACTTTGGTTTTTTATGTCATTGAACATTCTTCTATTTCGGTTAGGTTTGTTTTTGGTTTCAAGAGCTAATGGACTTCCACCTTTGTATTGTGGTCTGATTGAATCTGATTCATCTCCATCTTTTTTAATACCATCTGATCCAATTCTGTCTTTCCCAAATGCATTATCTTGTGTATTTTTGTCAGTTACTTTTTCAGAAGGACGACCTAAATCAACATCTTCATCGTATCCAACAGGCACATTTGTTGCTTCATATCTACCTCTACCATATAGAGCTGCTAGATCATGTGGCGTACCGTAAGATTTTCCTGTTTCTAATGGGTCATTACCTTCGTTTTCAATCTGTGCAAGACGGAATTTACGTTTAGCATCTTGAATAATCAAGTCTCTATACTCGTCGTATTGATCTTCACTTAAGTGGAATATATTTTCATATATCCAATCACTAGGTAAAATTTTATTTTCCATCATCTGGTTGGCTAAATCAACTTTTTCTTTCATCAAGGCTATTCTTTCTTGATCGTAGATGATTGATGGAGTAGTTAATGACAATTCAAAATTTGTCATACTTTCATCATGGTATCCTTGAGCGTATAAATGAACTAGAGCAATTTTAGTTAACTCAGATACTACAATACGTTGGATGCGTTCAATTGTACGTGCAAATCGAATGTCTTCAGCGGCTAACGTTGCTTTACCTGTTAGATCTTTTTCATACCCCATAAACGCTTTAGGAACTTTAAGGGCAGCAAATAATTTATCTCTTAGGTAGGTAACGTCTTCAATACCTTGCCACTGTAAACCTGCTAAGTTATCAATTTTAGTTGATTGATCATTTCCTCTAATTGGAATATAAAAGTCTTCAAGCAAGTTTTGCATATTGTACTTCAAATTATAATCACCAGTTTGTTGATCAATATATGGAGTACGTTTCATTTTGGAAATTGTTTTCTGCATAAAGTTTTCTACTTCAGCAGGTGCAATATTTCCAACGTTGATATAGAATATACGTTTTTCAGGTGCACGAACAATACGATGGATTAGCATTGCGTCTTCCATCATAGTATATTGTTTAAACAACTTACGAGCAGGCTCTAAATACGATCTACCATAAGGTAAAAAGTTAGTATCCGTTAATAAACGGAAATGTGACATCTCATAGTTGTCAAAGAAAATAGCATTTGCTTGATTACCCGCGTTTGGTACGTTATAGTAACCATAGTCTGAAGGAGATGAAATACCATCTGGGTCAAATCTAAAACGTACTGAATTTGGGTGGTCTTTATCATATCCATCTTGACGTTCAATATGGAACGCATTGTAAGGGATTACATTATATACACCAAATTTTTCAGCAATTTCTAGTTTTAAAAAGAAATCACCATATTTCAACATATTACGAATCCAAGGCCATAAGTTAAATTCTACGTTTAATACATCGTAAAATAAATTATATAGGATTTTTTGTACGTCTTCGTCTGAGCTACGAATTTGTAATACTTCACCCATATCATTACGTAAAGTACTTTCATCAGCTAAAATATCTAAGGCAGAAGCAATAATAGCATCTGTATCCATTGAATCGTATTCGGAATAAAGTGTGGGGCGTAAAGTTTGGTAATTAAAACTGCTTTGATATCCATAAATTGAGGTATGTGAGTTGGTATAAATACGGTTAAATCTATCTACAAGTGAGTTTGTTTCATACTCACCTGAGACTTGTATTTTATTGATATCGAATACTTTTAATTGGTTGTCTCCTTCATTTCGAATGAGTACATCTGTTGAAAATAATCGTCTTAATCTACTAAATAATCCTGTATCTGCCATGTTTTGTTTTTATAAAAGCCAAGAAATATCTTCTTGACCATTTGAATAAGGGTTGTCTATTTTATATGGGTTATTGTTATACTTATCAGCATAATTTGGCCCATTGGAATAACCTCCAGCATATGATGTACGAGAATTTCCTATACTATTCAACATACTTTTAGTCATTTCTATATTATTTGTTCTAAGTTTGAAAGCGGTTTCACGTAGGTAACATCCGATACAAAATGCCATTACTAAATCATCATTGTATCCTGATTGTGCTTCTGCTCTACCGTTTCTCCATATAAATACTTTCATTTCCTCTAATAGGCGCACAGAGTAAAAAACAACTCCTTTATCCATAACAGCTTCTTGGAATTTACCAATTGATATAGGACGAGTTGTGTTTGACATTGTGAAGCCTGGGGTCATTTTGCTATGATCCATGTAAGGATCGAAGAAATTGTCTACATTGTTTGTTCCACCTTTTGGTGAATAGTAGAAATTTTGATAACCTCTATCTAAAACGGTTTGCACTGTTGACCAACCTACGCTTTGATTTTCGACTGCAAGTAAAGCATTGTTATATTCTGTTGCAATGCTTACTAACAAATGTCCATAATCTTTTGTATTGATTTGTCCCTTATATTCACCTACCTGAGTGAATGTTTCAACATCAAAGATGTGAAACGCAGAAGAATCCTTACCATCGCCACGAGCTACATCAGCTACGATCAGATAGTTCCTAGAATAATCTGCTGGTTCCCAAATCCATAGGTTTTGATCAACTCCACGTTTTTCAAGAGGTTCTTTCACGTGAAATTGTTCGTAAAAAGAAATATCTTCTGGGGTAAATACTGTATCACCAGATGTTGTAAAGTCACAGTCACATTCCTGTGCTGCCATTCGAACACCTAAATCGGCATCTTGTTGGTCTCTCCATGATTGGTCTCGTTCAGGGTGTACACTCCAAGGTAATCTAATAGGTAAGAAACTATTATCACCCATTTCTGCAGCAACCCATGTTTTATGAAACCAGTTACCTGTACCATAAGGTGTAGATAAAGCAATACATCCACCACCTGTTGCTAAGGTTTGTTGAGCTGATGCCCATATCTCACCAATGTTGTGGATAAAAGCAGCCTCATCTATAATTAACAAAGAAACGGCTTCGGATCTACCTGCATCACTTGACGCGCCAATTGCTTTAATTTGAGATCCATTTGGTAATCGAAGTGTTAATTTATTTGCTTCGTCAGGTTTACTTGCAAATTTTAACCAGGAAGGTAAACTTTCGTACATGAATTTTACCTTAGTAACCATGTTTTTAGCGGTTTCCTGTTTTGTTGCAATACAAAGAATGTTTTTATCTTCGTAAAACAACATCATCCATAAAGCATAACCTGCTGATAATGTTGAAATACCTAACTGACGAGATTTAAGTACTATAGAATATGGATTCTCTTGGAATAATGTAAGTACTTTTTCTTGAAATGGATATAAATTAAATTGAATACGTCCACGCTGTGGATGCTGGATGTAGCAATATTTTTTCATAAAATATGCTGGTGATTGGGCACATCTTACATACTCCTCGCGGACTACCTGTTTTAAATTCCTTTCTTCCATTATTTAATTACTATAAATGTAATAATAGTAAGTACAGAAGCCACGAATCCTCCACCTAACCACTTAATTCCTGATTTAAGGTTATTGTTTTTGCGGGTTAAGTCAGTAACGTCTTTTTCAAGACCAGTGATAATTTCGTCTTTTTTTCCGATTATTTTTTCATAATCACCTATTTGACGGTTATAGTTTTTTTCTTTTTCTGTGTATAAAACAATAACACTGTCTTGGGAATCGATTTTTTCGTTAAGTTGGTAAACTAGTTTGTTTACTACTTT